TCAGCATTTGCATTATTAATTACACATCCAATGGATAGTTCCGTTGAATTAAGTATATCGTCATCGCTAGCCAAAGTGTCTGTCACTTCGTCTGTGTCTATAGCGCTTCCATCTAAATAAATTATAGTACCAGCTTGTGAAGCGCTTCCATCATACGTTACAAGAAGATGATGCCAATTTTCATCATTAACTATAGCCTGATTCGAACTACGAACATGCAAAACCGGATTTGGGTAGGCTTCATATATAAAAAAAGCTGGAGCCTTCTGGACACTTTCTACCCAAAGAGTATACCCTTCAAAAACACCATCACCACTGCTGGTTTTTCCAGTTTGTGCCATCTTAGCTATTAACCCACCATAACCAACAGGAGGTGTTCCAGAACCTCTTTTCAGCCAACATGATAGGCTAAAAGTGTCACTAACATTAAAATCCAAAGCATTATTATCAGCCATATATACTCGATCACTATAATTGTCAATAAAATTCAATGAAGCGTCGCCTCTGACCTTATTTGTCGTATCCCAAACTGGACCGGCATCACCAGAATCTCCATGTCGAGTGCCATCTAAATCATTACCTGCACTAGATACATCACTCACTGTAGCGCCCGATTCATCAGACATGTCCCAATAGCCAACGGGAATTGAATCGTCCCAAACATTTGTACTCGTGGTGGCGCGCTTCTCGCTTGATTCGAATTTACCAGTAGCTGCGCCTGGACCTCCTCTGAGCCCGCCAGTCCCATCCTTAAAAAACTTACGATAACCACCCACTTTTATTAGGTACCATCGCCAGTCGTTAATCCAGAACCTGTTAGATCATACATTCTTATCGTTGGAATGTTGGTAAGGGTTGCATACAATTGATAGCCAGCGTTAGCATTGACACTAGTTATATATATTTCTTTACATTTTGCATCGAACGTAAAGCTGTCTTCATCTGAGTCGAGAGTAATATAATGATTTCCAGCAACCACATCCGTACTAGAAGTTGTATTAAAATGCACATTAACTATACTAGAGCCAGATGCAATTACTGTTACATTTTTAGTAACATAAGGAAACTCAATCTTATTTTCAATATCTTTGCCTCCCATGTCTGTTGAGCCGGTTATGAATGGATGTCCAGACACCTGATAGGATCCCACATTTCTTAATCCAACTCCAGCGCCGCCTGGAAACAATTTGTTATTAGCCATTAGTAAACTCCTTGTATCTAACTAGTTAATTTCTTTTTTTCATCAATGGTTTTTTGAAGTTTTTCCAAGACTAAGCGCTTGCGAAGCTTTAATCTTTTTCTCTTAAGAGAGGGTTTTTCATAACGCTGACGTTCTCTAAAATCTTCAATAATTCGTTCATTTTTTACTTTTTTATTAAATCTCTTGATCATTTTTTCTGCTGATTCATTCCGATATCGAGGAGTAACTTCTACATTCACTGGTCTTTTTGACATATTCTATATCCTTATCCTGCTAATTGCTTCCATTTTTTTCCACCCAATGCAAATATTCCCGATATGTCTACGCCAGCGTCGGATGGATCAACGCCTGCCAAGGCGCCTTGAGCTTTTGAAGCTCCAGGCACACCCTGTTCAGATATCGGCTTAACATCTTTAAAAACATCAGAAAATCCTGTTGCATTTAATATACTAATTTTTCGTTGACGTTCTGCTTCTGCTCTTTGTTCTAATAAATTACGTCTTTCTAAATCTAATGCTTTTGACTGTTCATCAATCACATTAGTTTGAGTCGCAACATGTGCAACCTGCATTGGCTGAACCCCTCTCACCACCTCAGAGACAATATTAGATAATATTCCCTCTTCAAATAAAATCTCTTTTATACAATCTTTAATGAGTGGTTTAAGTACTTTTTTTAATTCTGTCTTTTTCATATTACCTCTATGTTTGTTTGACATCCCCTGGCTTTGGATCGCGATAGTTAATTTCACCAGCTGCAGCTTCTTCTGGAGTTGTTGCAAACCCATCAGGCGAACCCGAATCCCCAGGCTGTGGCATGACAGTTCTAGGATAAATGCCCGCTCCTTTTGCCTGAAGCGCCTTTAAGTTATCCGCAAAGTGTTTTGCTGCTGCCTCTTTAGTAGGTTGAGCAATTAATTTTGCATTGTATAATTTCTTCACTGTCGTGTTAGCTAAATCTGCCCTTGCTGGCTTTTTTATGTCTTTTCCTGTTTCCGGATCAACTTCACCAGTTTTTACCATCACTTCAGGCTTTAAAGCAAGATCGTATATATCGTCAGGCTTAACATCATAAATGTTTTTACCCTTGAAATCCTTAGTTGGTGATTTGCCAAAAAGAGTATAATTCATATAATGAAGCAAACCTAATGCGCCCTTCTCACTTTTTATACCTGGAGCCGTTATATCGGCAATATCAACCATCGCATTTGGGTTTGTTGTCATAAACTGACTCCATCGATGGTGCCCATCAAGGATGTGATTGTTAAAGACTAAAATAGGAAATTCACCAGTTCTTGATTTTAGCATGCCTCCTGCAATAGCTCGATCTAAATTTGTTGGACCTGGGTTGTCAAAATCCTCATCCATGGATTGATCATTGAGACTTTGACCAGTTCCAATTTGACTTTGGGTTGGAGTTAGATCCTTTGCCGCAATTGCCTTTGGTTTGTGTTCAATTTTTATAACTTCATCACTAGGTCCAGCCGCGTCTGTTCTTCCCGCTTTTAATGCGGTTTTAAGCTTTGGATCATCATTCAACTTTTTAACTGCCGCTAAAACCTCTGCAGGACCAGCATTAATATCTACTAAAGCCCCGCCTGATGTTGGAGTTTCTTCTGGAACCTCTTCTGGAACCTCTTCTGGAACCTCTTCTGGTACTTCAGAGGTTTTCTCAAGTTCAAGTTCTTCTTTCAAAATTTGCCTTTCGTACCTTCTAAAGTTCTCTAAGATTTGTTTCATCTTCATAACAGCTGCCCCCTATAGGTTTTTTAACTCTTCTTTAATTATTCTTTTAAGTTTAGATTTTTTATTTTCTTGGAGGTATTCGGCATATGGATTTTTGCGCCCTGAACGTCTCTTCGTTTTTCTAAAACTAACATCGAAGTCTGGTCTTCCTTCGCTTTCATAGTCTTCAACCCAATCTTCCTCTTCCCATTTTTTAGCGCTCCGCATCCCTTCTTTGTGTTTGTCCATATTCTCCCGCCATTCCTCGTGTTTCTCTTTTAGCTTATCTATAAGGCGCTCGGCTTGGTGATCGAGCATACGGAGCTTTGATTTTAGCTCTTCAAAACCCTCCATGTTAGAACCCCTACCTGCTTCAATTCTTCCAGTTCCCTTATATCCCCACCCACCATGGAGCACATCTATATCTGCTTCCTCAATTTGGCCAGTTTCTTTGCCAACTCTTATAAATTCTTCAACCCGTTCATTAAAAGCTTCCATACGTCCGTCGCAAATTTTTCCATGATCATCTCGACAAAGCCTTGTTCCAACAGTCGGTGCGCGGGGATCATGATTTGACATTGGCTGATCATGTCTATTATAAAGCATTTGATCGTACCTTCTTTGCACGCTTTTCCACAACGTTTGAAATTCAGAAAACAATTCATCTCTTTCTTCTGTTGAGGTGCTTGGTTCTGCTTCTGGTTCTGCTTCCTTCTCTTTCTTTCCAAAAGGCCACCAGCCTTCTTGCAATGTGTTTTGTAATTCTTCTTTGATAAGTTTCTTAAGTTGTGCTTTGGTTAGTTTCATTTTATTGTATCCTTAATATTTCATTCAATGCTCGATTAATTTTGTCACCTTTGGTAAAAACAGTGTTCATAAGCTCTCTTTGTCTACTTTCTTTAACCATGTACGCATTTGGGGTTGATGGTTCTGAAACGAAATCAAAACAAATTAATTGAAAATCATCTTCAACTATAGTATCGCCACTGCTTTCTTTAACTGAGCCCAGTCCTCTAGAAGAAATCCCAAGCTTTACATTAGATTCTATTAAACCTGAAAGAATTTGTCCCGCTGGCGTGTTTAAAACTCTAACTTTGCCCATAACAGCATCACCATCCCACCAAACATCAGTAACGAGATGTGAAGCATTTTTGAGATTGATAATAGAATCTTCTGGGTGATCAAGTTCCCCTAAAGCTCTGTTCTCTTTAACAAGTTTGCCGTAATTTGACATTTCTCTTTCTAGGATCGGTCTAGGATAGATTCGCCCATTACCATTTCTTGTGTCGCAGCGTTGCATGATTCCAGACATGAAAACAATACCTTGCGCTGAGAGTCTTTTCTCTTCCTCTGTTAGAAGATCTTGACAAATGCCACCTGGACATAGTTCATAATATTCTCTAAGAAGCAGTTTTGACATTATAATCCCCTCTCATTGTTGAACGGGCGCAACCCGCATGAATGAACAGCCATTCTTACAACGCCTAACTGGGCGTATTTTCCATACCCTATCCATTGTTTGCATTTCGATGTTCATGTTTTATTCCTTCGTCCCCAAATACCGTGCACAAAATATATGAAGTACCAGAACTTAAGCACCCCAATAATATTAAATTAACTAAAGTATATTCAAATGTAAATAGTTCTGTGTTTTCATTAATACCAAATAAAAGCATTCCTACCCAAAAACCCATACACATGGGACAGTGAAAGAGTTGTCCAAATCCTTTTAGCCATTGTTTAGAAGGTCTGATTTTGTTAAAAATGGAGCCGTATACCAACATTTGTGTAAGCCCATATGCTATTAGAATAAAATACAATAATTGCATATTAGTTTCTTACCTGTACATTCCATGAAGTGCGTATGCTGCAGCGGCACCCGGCCATTTTCCGTATCCACCCTTCTTCGGATCGTGTGGGATTTCCCCTAGCTCTGTAGAGTCATCAGCATCAGGCTTGAAAAGATGATCTTCAATTTCTTTTTCATATTCTTCACTACCTTTGTTATACTCTCTCTCTTCTTCAATAAACTTTGATATAACAAAAACAGCCACTTGAATTGTATCAACATCATCGGTGTCGGGTATTGTCCCCTCTAAAGAGCCATAAACATTGCCGCCTCTTATACTATCATGCAATACGACACCTTTTCTTGCTAAGAAATCAAACAACCTGCTTTGAGAAGCATAGATATGATCTCCAAATTCATCTTTTGGAAAAGAGGTGATTTTATTTTTCTTACCATTAATAACAATATCAATATCAGTGTGATCAAAAACTATCAAGCTGCCATCTAAAAGCTTCCTCATTCTAAGGAATACCTTAGCTTGCGGCTCCAGCTTCTTTAATACTTTATATGCTGCAGCTGCATCTGAATCGACTTTTATATTAATAGACATTATTCTGTTATCTCTCTTGCCAAGCCTTGAATCTTTAATATTTGTCTCACCACATCTTTATCTATTTTTTTGTTTTTAAATCCCTCTAAAAGATTTAAAACCTGTTTTGTTTTATTGTTCATCTCATCATCAGCTTTGATAACTTCCATTTTAAATGAAGAGTTGACAACCCTTTTCAAGCGTGGTATTTCTTCATTTAAGAAGATCTTCAAATCAATTCCATTATCTGAAAAGGACATAATGTAGTGATTTAAGAGCGTGTTCTGTTCCTCTAAAAATTGTCCTGAATATGTTTCGTTATACTTCTTGACAAAAGTTCTAAGAGCTAGATTTCCAACGTTTTTATCTTCTCTACTGTTATCTATAGAGTTAACTGTTAGTTGTTCAAGAATTGTACTTTCTAGCAGAACTCGTGCTTTAACAGTTGTGCTATCTCCGAATATTTGAAAGATAGTAGCCATGTTCTTATAGTTGGGCACAAAATTAGAAAACACGCTTTTTGATAATCTTTTATTAATTTTAGAAATTAGTACACTCTGTTCCTTAAACAAAGAAGCTTTATTAATTTTTGCATGAGAAATTTTTGACTCCTGTATTAACTTTTCAGCAACATATGGCTTCATATCTTTAGACTCCGTAAGTGTTTTATAAAGTCGCAATTCCTTGCCCAGTGCAGTGTTTTTAGAGAAACACTCTCTTATTAAAGAAATGGTACAATTTTTTCTTTTTAAATCATTTGATATGGTACTTTTAACAACTTCTCTTGCCAGTATTTCAAATAAAAATGCAGTATTTCTCTTTTTATTATGTTTTAACTTCATCTCTTATTTCTAGCTCCTTAATTAAATCTTTGATTTCTTTTGTAACTTCGAATAATTTACGTTCTTCGTCTTTATAATTAGTATCAACATTCTCAGGAATCCCTTTACCAAGACTAAACAGTTCTGAACCTCCAGGGATTATTTGTCTTCTAGGTAATTTTCCCATTTCAATAGCGCCCCAGCTTCCCCAGTGTCTGGAGCGGGCTCCAGCGGGTCTGTTATCCCACCCGCGCTCAACTGAGACTGGTGTGTATACATGCCCCTTTCCACGTGGGCTTGTGTGAGATCCATCACGGTGATAGACATAACCATCATCACGCTTTGCTGGGGGAGCAGCCAGCAACGCAGTGTCTTCTTCACCGCCCAAGTCTTCTTCGGGTGCCATTTCTTCTTCACCGCCCATTTCTTCTTCACCGCCCATGTCTTCTTCGCCGCCCATGTCTTCTTCGCCGCCCATGTCTTCTTCACCAAACTCAGCCGCATCGCCACCGCCAGCGCTGCCCATCGCTGCACCCTCTTCGGCAACGGCTTCAAGCGCTGCATCGAGCTTTCTATCAAAGAACATCTCTCTTTGATTTCTAAGATACTCTTCTTCAGACATGCCAAGTATTTTAACGGCTACCCACCTTCTACTAAAATACCCTTCCGTCGCGCCGGCTGCTGTATCAAATTTAGTTTTCCAATGTTCAAGCTCTTGCAACTCAGCAATTTTAGAAGGATTATTTAATTTAAGTTTAAAGGAAGTCAAATCATCCCCTCTAAAGCCCAGTATATAAAGGTGAATAATTCCTACTTTTTCTAATTCAGAAATGATTGATCTTTGTAATCTTTGAATAGTTCTAGCAAATCGAATATCTTTTTGAGCTAAAGTGGTTTTATCTTCATCTGCACCCTCGCCGCGAGCCAAATATGATTGTGGTATTTTTAAAGCTGAGAATAGTTTATCTCTTAGATATTTGACATCATCAATATCGCCCGTATACGATCCGCCAGGCAATGTAGTGATTTCAGTACCAACTCCATTGCGCACAGGAATAAAATAATCTTCTTCAACACTCATCGGATTGTAACGCAAGTCAACACGTCCCGTATCTGGATCTACAATTTGATTTCTCTTCATTGAAGTTATAACTTTCTGCATATAAGCTTCAACATCTTGTGGTGGAATATTGCCCACTTCCACCTTAAACTGCCTTCTTTCTGGTGCGCGGACAATACGATAAGCCATCATTGCATCTTCTAGAAGTGTCAATTGCCTCCAAATTCTCCTGGCAGCTTCCAATACAGATGTGCCATATGGTGCATATTTATCATTACCTAAAACTCTAAAATGTGCCATCTGCCAATTTTCCAACGTTATCCCTGCATCGTTCCATTGAAACTGAACATAGTTTGGGTTTGTCTTATCTTCACCTTCAAGTCTTTCTACTTGTGGCGCAGGAAGTCCAATAACATTTTTAACACCTATCTCTTCATCAATGTCTAGATACAGATAAAAATCTCCATACTTGCACATGGTGCGACACCAACCAAACATGTTAAATTCTATATTAAGAATGTTTATGTAAAGGGAATGTAAAATCGATTTAATTTCTTCATTGTCACATTCTATACGCAACATTTGTCTTAAATCGCTGTGCGTAGTCATTTCATCAGCATAGATGTCTAACCCAGAAGCAATCTCTGGAGTGAATTCCATTTGATCAAAATCAGAATAGCGCTGCATTCTATTTTGTTGAGCCATGATGTTTGCTGTAAGCGACTCATATGGATTATAAGAACTTCTTTGAAACTTTTGTCCTGCAGTGTCTTTAAATATTTTTGCATATTTATCTAATCTTCTTCTTCGAAGTTGTCGTGTGGTTTGCGATCTATAGTTTATAATTGGTCCTGAAAATAAACGGGTAAGCTTTTTAAACAGGGTAGAGGCGGGATTTTTGGGATTATGTTTATTGTCTGCCATTAATTTTTATCCTTTTAACAACCATAAATATTCTTTCTTAGTTTTATTAGTTTCTTTAATATTATCAAAATACTTGTCATTCACCTCCAGCGCTGGTGATTTGTGCATACCAGATATATGTGTGTCTATAACAGAATTTGATTTTATCATACTCTCAATAAAAACTTTATTATATTCCACAGCTCTTTGATTTTCTATAATAGCTGTATCTCTCACCCAACACCCAATAGCACAAGCCATAATTAAATCATCATTATAACCCCTTTGAGCTTCCGGCTTCCCATGATACCAAACAAACGTATCAAACTCTGCCAAAAACCTTGAAGAGTAAATAGTTAATAATTTATTTCTAATGAATTCTTCAAACTTTGCAATAATCAAAGGACGAGTTTTTGAAGAGGTGGTAAACCCGGCAATAGCGTTACTTTTTGTTTCGGCTCGATACTGATCGATATATTCATGCGTTGATTTTACTGAGTGGAAGACGTTAGGATAGTTTCTTTCCATCAATTTGTCCAAGACAGTAAAGCCAACAGAATTATTTTCTACCACAATCATACAATTGCCATATTCACAGCCAGCATCGTGAACGATCGTGGAAAATATATCAGGAGTTACCTTACCCTGATATTCAGCAATTATTTCTAAAGTCTCTAACTTCATAATATGAAAAACAGAAAAGTCAGCACCATCACCCCTTGCAACGTCAGCTGTTAATAAATACGTATTATCAGACTTATACTCTTCCCATATCCAAAAGTTTCTATCAAACCCAGTTCTATGTTTTGGCTCTTTAACGTTCTGCTTCAACCTCTTTATATCGCCATGATGAATCACAGTTTCTCCGGAGGTGTTGAAATTACACTCAAGCTCTTGTGCAATTTGTCTTTGAGACATGTTTCTGGTTTCTTTTTCAAACCACTCATCATCACGATCAGGGTGTGTATACCACATCAATTTCACAGGATGAAAATCATTTTTCTGTTGATCAGCTTCAACATAAATTTTATGAAACCAATTACCAACACCATTCGGAGTTGAAAGCGCAATACATCGTCCACCAGTTGAAAGCGTGGGATACAAGCCAGTCCACAAATCATCCAAACCTTCAACATGTGCCGCCTCATCAATAACCAGCAATGAAAGGGCTTCTGAACGCCCAGCGTCGGACGATGTTGTAGATGCTTTTATTTCAGAGCCATTACTTAACACAAATGAAGTTCTGTTATCAATTGAAACTGTTGCCACTTGCCTTAACCACGAAGGTAGGCTCTTTATAATACTCTTTACTTTTTTAACTAGGTTGGCAGCAGTTCCAAATTTTGTTGCCATAACAAGAACATTTTTGTCACGATGAAAAAGCATCAACCATGCAATATATACAGCCGTAATAGTAGAAATACCAAGCTGACGTGCCTTCAAGATCACGACAAAACGATAATCATTATAATCTTCTAACAACTGTCCTTGATAATCATAAGTTTTAAAAGGAATCAACCCTTCTAAGGGGTGAGAAATTTTCGCATAACTATTTGTAAAATAGGATGGATCTCTACCGCATTTTATAATTTCTTTTAGAATTTCTTTTTTTGAGGGTTGATAACTCATAATGTGTTTTAATCATTTTTTCTTGTAATATTTGTTGGCTTTTTTGCGCCCGAATATTTATCTTTTCCTATCGACAAAAACTTCTCAATTGCTTTATCCAACCTATCTTTAGGAGTACCTGCAGATACTGGCTCAACTTCGTTCAATCCACCAATTTTGTATGTCTTATTAGCCTGACACCAAGTCCTAATATTGGACATGTTTTGTAATAAAACTTGGGCATCCCCTTGAGAAGTTAATGTTAGGCTATTTCCAGTAACAGATTTATATTCCTTTCTAAGAAACTTAGTAATATCTGAAAATATTGACTCTACATCATTAACAAAGTTATTATTATGCACCTCTTTAATGGGAAGCTCTGAGTGATAAAGAACCACTAATTTATCACCATGAAACTTAACTTTAAATCCATCCATAATTCTTGAATCAGTGATGGGATCACCTTCTTCTCTCTTTAAGCCAACCTTCCTCGCCTCACCATCTGATGAATACCTTTCATCATGTGAGCCATCATAAGCATTTGCAGCTGCTTGACTAATTCCTTGTATAACATCGTATATAGTTGCCATTAATTTTGCTCCTTTATTACTATCGATCTACCACTGTTGCGCCACCTGGCTCTAAATGATGCGGCACAACAGACACCCCTCCAGCTGCGGACTCTACAGCCCTTGCAGCTGTCAACAACTCCTCAACTGGTGGGGGCACTGAATCCATACCTTCAATATGTGCAATCAAATCCTGCACCTTGCCAGCAAGATCTTGCTCCTTTCTAAAAAACTCCTTAACAAGCATATTTTTAGAATTGCTCTTTTTATTATAAAAAGCCAACTCTTCTTTAATAATTTGTTTAAGTCTAGTTTTAGCTAGTTTCATTATTTGGCCTCCACCCTTTTTTCCACCGCTCTTCTCTTCCTTCCACCCACTGAACAAAACATTGAAAGCAACATTCAAACTTGTTCATATATAAGTCATCTTCCATATCAAAAGAATATACATCACAAACGGAGCATTTTCTTTTGCTTTTCCTATTAATTAGATTCTTAGATAATAAAAAACCGTCTTTCTCTACTTTCTCTATGGATTTACTTTTTTTATAATCCTTATGAGAAATTTGTTTTAATTCTTCAAGATACTCTTTTTCTTTTTCGTCCGTCCAGCCAGATTTTGGATTGGCGACTGCTTCTTTACCATATTTTTTAGCAATTGCTTTTTCAATTTGAACTATTTTATTTAAATCTTTTTTCATTTTAACTTATTGTCGTTCCATCCCCTGGTTCTACAATATCTAAAAAGACTTCTATTGTTCCAGAAGATATATCGCTAACATCCTCGCCGGATCCTAGAAGAATAGAAACCGTAATATCGCCGGCTGTTTGATAATGAGCTAGTGTGTGCATATAATATCGCCGCCCATAACTATTTGGTCCCCACACGACACCCCAATTAGACAAATATTCTTCAATTGCGAAATCGCCTGCAGAAACACCAGCAACATCTCTCTGAAGCAAAAAAGAATCTTCATCTAATGAGCCGTCGGTGGGGTGGAAACCAACACTAAAATAAAAAATCGAACCACCATAATTAAATTTTGACGATCCCCACCGCACGCGGACATTAGCGATCCCTTCAGCTGCTGTTTTCGTATAAATTGTAATATCTTGTGTTCTACCTGTGGCTGTGCAGGCGCTAGCCGCAAGAATCAAACGCTTTGTTGTTACCGTCGCGGCGGTGTCCTCGGTGGGCTCGGTGGGCGCACTATGTTTTTTAATTGTTTCAACTAATTTGGCATGTGAGTATTTGCTTATATCTCTGGGCATATATTACTATTCCTTGACAGCATATACAACTCCAATTGTCAAGGCAATGCCAACAATGATTCCGCCAGCAGCCCACCAAACTGAATAGTCGTTTGCCCCCTCTGAGGCGATTTCAGTAAGTCGCTTAATTTCTTGATCTTTTAAAGCCATTACACTATCGTTTCTCGTTCGCATAGAATCTAGGCTTACTCGTGTTGAGTCTAATAACAATTGCATTCTTGCGCGCTCTTTATCTACTTCATAATTAATTCTAAGGTTGCACTCTGTTAGTGAATAGTCACTTTGTACAAACAACCTTGCAGCTGCCGTGGTGCTTAGCAATACGCCGTTATACGGTGCTCGCTGCCCTTTAAGAATCCCCATAATTCTAGGAGGATCTGGAATATCTGTTGAAGGTTGTGTTGGAGTCTCTACTACAGGTAGTGTTGGTTCCGGTGGATCTGCATAAAGTACAGCCGGAAAAATAAGTGTATAAATTAACACTAAAGCAATTGCTTTTCTCATTATCCTTCTCCATAATATTCATCGATCTTTGTTCTAAGGCGAGCATAAAACTCTTGTATGCTGTGCTCACCACTCAAGACAAGATCTAATTCTTCTTGTATTGGTATTAATATCTGATCAACAATTCTTTTGTCTTCTGCGCTCGCATTGCCAGACATACCAGCCAATCCCTTAACAACATTATCAGATATTTGTGTTAAAGCCTCTCTTGGGTTTTTAATTCCAAGCTCTACTTTATCAGCTAAGTTTTCTATCTTGTCTAAAGAATCAAATGGATCCTGAGACTCCATGCCTTGAAAAGAGCTAAATACTTTTTCTGGCTCTTTATCGCCGGAAAGAAATGGTGAATCAAAAACTTCCCTAATGACATCTTTAATTTGTTTTTTTAAAGCCTCTTTATTCATTATTCCCCTCATAAATAAAACCAAACTTTTCAGCCATAAGAGCCGCCAGTTCATCTGGTTTGTCATGATACTCTTTGACTATATTTTTAATTTCTTGTTTCTTCTTTGTATCTAGTTCTTTTTTGTCCTCTTCAAACTCTTCTTCTAGTTGTTCAACAATGTCTTTATAAGTAGTTAAGATTTCATCTCTCTTTTTAATTTCTTCATCATGAGACTTGTTGATTGCTTCGATCTGTTTTTCGTAGCTCTCCGCTCTTACTTCTAAAACTTCTCTAGCTTTATCTTTTTTTCTGAAGAGGATCCACAATACTAAAGTATAAACTATAACAGCTGGAACATACCAATTATGCCTAAGCCATGTCCATACTTTTTTAAGTATTTTTTTAAGCGCTAACAGGGTAATCACTTGCCGTGTCTCCACTGTGTAGCAATGTCAGCCAAGCCTTGAATCCCAATGTAAGCTAACGAAATTGCCACCCAATCTTCACTTGCAAGTGAACTAGTAAATAACATTAAGTATGTGGCAGTAGACCAAACCATCAACTTGCGTGACATAAGCTTGTTTAATCCCTTATCTAAAATTTGTTTCATCATTTTATCCCTCCTGTATTTTCCTATGGTTAATTCTTGTTGCCTCCCAACTCTACTTTATAGGCAATCGTTCTACCTCTCAATGATATTGGTCCCCTCGCAACTAACGAAAAGCATGCTTGCCGAAGTTTGGCGCACTTGTCAAATTTATGATCGTGCTTCAACGTATTAGAAACTGAATTTAGCGCCAAATCAGAATCTACATTCAACTTCTCATGTGACTCATATTCTGTCCAATTCCCACCAATTGGTATATATTCATAAGCTCCTATGTCCCAGGTGCACCCTTGCTTTCTTTTCGTGTCTATTATGTCATAGCCATCCCACCAACCATCACGTGCTCCCGCGTCAACTGCTGGTGAGAGCCGTTGTAAACTAAAGTCTTGTGAGGCAAAATGTGTATCACCATTGATTGAATTCTCCACTCCAGTGTGTGAACCGCTAACAAATAGTGGATCTCCTGTGATTTCTCCCAAACTAGCTGTTCTAGCCTCAATGCCGGCGTCATCATTATAGTGATGGTTGGTAGTATATTCTACCCATGGGAGCGCAGTCGATTCGCCCGAAGTAACATGAACTAAGTTATGTTCACTCACATTGGCATTGATACCAATTCCAGTTCCTGATATAATACAATTCTTTACTTTTGCTAGCCCTGACATTAAAATATAGCTTCTCTCAGCAACAACATCGTACCCACTACCTATACAAGTACAAAAACTAGCAGTAGTTTTAAAATAACCTTTACTACTCATAATCACTGCGCTCCCAACATCATTCGTAGCTAAAACAGAATTAGTAACTAAAAAATATCGATTATGATTAACAGTAATTGTGTTGTTCCCATAAGATACAAGTTTAGAGTTGTGGATTTCCGACATGCCATCGGTGGTGGAATCAACCACGTTTTGTGTGCCAGTATAGTGCGCCACACAACCGTCCATTTTAAAATATTTACCAGCGCCATTACCACCACCATGAGGGCTAGTCACATAATTAACAAAATTTAAGCCTTCATAATAGTTCCCACTTGCATACGACTTAAAGGCATAATGATCTGACATATCGCCTGCTAATGTTGGAGAATTGGTGCCAGTTGCTCTAACGGTGATTGCATTAACAAACGTCTCAATATCAGTTTCCTCATAAACCCCTGAATCTAATATCTCAACAATATTACCAGCGCCGTCATCAGCAACAGTGGCTGCTTTTTCGACAGTCAGATAAGGTGCGGCATAGCTTCCATTTCCTGAGGAGTCGTCTCCTATGCTTTTTCTAACATAATATACTGCCATTCACAATCCTCATACAGCTATATGGGCAAACCCATCTTTCTTATCTATTACTATCTGTGTGTCAACACAATCTTTCAAACTATCAAGATGAGAAATCAAGATGACAGTTTTGAAATACACTTTAATTAGTTCTAAAATAGAAATAAAGCCATCCATGTTGTCTGCGTCTAACGACGTGCCGGGTTCATCAAGAATAAAAATATCTGACTTAGGAAGTGATGAGACTGAAAGTAGAGCCAATCTAATAGCCATGGCTGATATTGTTTTTTCTGCTCCACTTCCCATTTCAATTGGGCGAGGTTCATGTTTAGGATGCTTAATGAATATTTTCATGTGCTTTCCATCATTTTCAAAAAACACTTCAAAATCAACAACATTTGCAATAACCTTTGCAACCTCATTATTGATCACAGGAAGCTTCTTTTTAATAATGTCATATGAAATGCCATTAGTGTGCATGCACCTCATAAACAGATCATAAGCAGAGTATTCTTCACGAAGATCTGCCAATTCTTGCTTTTGTTCTTTAAGAGAATTTAGCTTCTGTTCTAACGAACCATGCTCTTTATAATATTCCATTAATGCACCTTGGCATTCTTGTAGTTCATTCTCTTTTTCTAAATAAAGTTTCTTTTCTTTTGACAGCTGCTTAATGAACGATCCTTTATTTTCAATAACCTCTTTGTTGTCGTAATAGAGTGCGCTCTTTTGGTTAAGTGTTTCAAGTTCCTTTTCTAAAGAGGTTAAAGCAATTTCATTTTTTTCAATCAAAAGCTTTGTTGTGGAAATTTCATTTTCAGTATCTTTTTGTTTATCAAACAGCTGATTATATTTTTCTAAATGTTCATCTAACTTATCTGGATTTAAATCTTCTAACTCCTCATTAACCCGAACTGCAACGTTGTTTAAATTTTTTACCTCTCGCACTAAATCAAGCAATTCAGTTTCTGCGCTGTGTGCGTCACATATAAATTTACAATCAAGGTACTTATTTCCACATGGCACTTCTTCTAAAAGTTGTTTCTTTTTCTTCTTCACCTTCATGCTATTTTCTATTACACACAGTTCATCGGTAATTTTATTTATCAAAGCATTTCTTGCAATAACATCCTTTTTCTTATTGTGTAATTCTTCAATATCAAAACAAACTACAAACTCATTAATTTTCTTAAGAAGAGTTTCCTTGTCTACAAGCTTATCTTGCAAGTTGATGATATCAGCAATTATATTTCCACACCCCTTTTCTTTTTCGCTGATTTGTTCGCTCACCTCTTTAATGTTAACAACCTCAGTTGGAATAGAGTCTATAGCCCTCTGTGTTTCGTCAATCTGTTCTTGTATTGTTTTTAATTGTTTCTTGGTGTCCTCGCAATTTTCAACATGCTTGCGCGTTTGAGCTTCATTATAAATGATTGCTTTTTCTGCTTCAAAAATATTATCACCAAACTCTTTTCCCTCTAAGCGCTTCAGTGCGCCTCGTAAATCGGTTGCATCTTCTTTTGCTAATTTAAACTTTTTATCAAACATTTCTAAGTCAAGAAACTTAGCAAGTATTTCTTTTCTTCTTGTGGAGCCCTCGCTAATGAATTGAAGTGAGCCCAATTGAGATGACATTGAAGTCATAAGAAAATCGTCAAGAGTGCCAAATTGTTTTCTTATAATTTTATCAGTGTCATTTCTTGTTAAGCCATTTAAACTTTCAGTTGTATCAGTCACTTCGTTACACGCTTCAAAGTTTAAACTTGTTCTTGCTTCTATACTTTCCTCACCTTTAAGCCGCTTAGTATACTTTTCTAAGTCTCTTTCAACAACATATTTGTTATTACCAATTGAAAGTTGCAACTTTGCTTTACCCACATTCTTATTTTGATTTATGATGTTAAGGTTCTTACGCTCTTTTTTACTAGTAGAATTGAACAAAGCGAAAAGTATACTATCAACAATACTGGATTTACCTGAAAAGTTCTTACCGAATATTCCTACAATACCAGAAAGTTTTTTAAAATCAATTACATTACTTTCGCCATAATTAAATAAATTATCCCACTCTAACTTGTCCAACTTCCAATTGATATTGCGAGTAATTTCTTCTCCTTCTTCAATAACAACATTGTATCTAGAATTAAGTCGCAGCACGCGCTGCAACAATTCTTCATCTGCTTGAAAGTCTTTTAAGTACTCTTTAATCAATTCTTCTTGTACAACAATGTCTCTAAGGTTGTCGTTCTCTAGTCCGTCTGTTAATTCATCAACAGAACCTCTTTGCCCCATCGCTCTATTTAAAAACGTTACACTCTCAGGCTTAAATCTATGTTTAGCAACCTCTACTGCGCGTTTCATTGTATCAAGGGGTAAGTTGTTGTTCGATACAAGGCGAACTCGTGCGCCCTTTGGAATATCCAATTTTCGCGGCATTCGCCCCTTCGGTGTTAATTCAATTGTAATAAAGGGCTTGGGATTTTTTAACACCACATGATGACATGTGAAGTCTTTTTTATCCTTAATATCCCATACTAAAAACCCTTTGTCATTTGTCTCACCGTGATTTTGCTGTACAGTTGAGCCAGCGTATCTTATTTTTCCGTCGTGATCTAGTATCTGATTTGTTTTATGTATATCACCTAAAAACGCAAAATCATGCCCCTTAAAGATTGATAAGTCGTCTTCACCATGTTCCATGATCCAGCCCAAATCAGTCCGACTATTAGAAATAGCGCCATGGTACAAAGCAATACTAATCGTGTCAGCATCGGACGGAATATTGATCCAATTATCACGATCAAAAACACTAAGAACATTAAGAGTAAAGTTTCCATTTAAATTTACCTCCCCACTTTCTTTCAATAAAAATAAATTAGGATTGTTAAGCGCCTCCACGATTGGTGTAATAGCATCTTGTCTGCCACTGTTCTTAAGATTACCATCGTGGTTTCCCAGAATTAAATAAGTAGGTGCTATGGAAGCTAATTCAGATAAAAAATTAGAACATAATTCAACAAATTCTGGAGATAGTTGTGTCTTAGTGTGTGCAATATCTCCACAGTGAATAATATAATCTACTTTTTCTTCGCGAAGTTTGTCATACAACTCTTTAAAAACCATACGATACTCATAATGATATTTTAAATTTTTAATATGTGTATCAGCGATGTGCGCAAATTTCATACTTTGTACATTGTCCCTTCATCTTTATCAGATTCTTTAATAATTCCATATTCGTCTTTCATAGAATTCCAGTCTTCATGTAAGTCTCCTAAACTCACACCAATATTAACTGTTATTGTTTTGAATTCAGCGCCAGGTAGTGCACCATGTTTAAAATAACTAAACCCTCCGTCCACAAAAACTTGCTGGCACGAGCACTCTCTAAAATCATCTGGTGCGCGAGAGTATACTATATCATTACAATTCAAGCATTTAATTGCTTTAATCTTCATTTATTTTTTCCCTTTTAAAGTGGCTTATACTTCCACAATTTTAATTTCATTCTCTTTTTTGCTTCAATTTCGCTGCAATATTCCACTGCAACAAAAGGATCGTTCCATCTAATCATCAAGTCATATGCCCCGCTTTCACCCTTTACTACATTAATGATAAATCCCATTATTGGACGATTAAGTTCATCGTCCCAACATCTAAAGAGATCTCCGATTCTAAAAGAGGGTTGTCGTAAGCGAAGGTTTGTGTATTTAGGCGATGCCAACATTCAATAACAAAAAACTATCTGAATCGATTAATTCAGCTTGTTTTCTCCTTTGTAAATATTCTTTTTTTGACATCGAGCCAACGTCTTCATATCCAGATGTATCAATCTTATAAACATCCAGTCCATATAATATCATGTTTTTTATTAATGTTAAAGACTTTTTCTCTGCGTCGTTATCTAACGCCAAATATACTGTTGGCTTGGTTTGCAATAGTCTATTAAACAATAAGGATTGTGTGCTCAAGGTGGAACCCAATAGTGGAATAGCATTATCAGCCTTTATAGCATCAAACACGCCTTCCACTAATACAATTGGCTCTTCCCAATCTAACATAAGTTCATTAAATATAATGTTTTTTGATACCGGTGGGTTTTTATATGACATCCAATCACCAGTATAGCTTCTAGCAACAAAATAGTTACAGTACCCATCGCTGTCAAAAGATGGAATTATAATTCTATTTCTATATCTCCCTTTATCACAATATCCTATTTTCCATTTAAATATATCAGAGCGATCAATGTCTCTATCATCTAAAAGATAGTCTAATGCGACAGTCGCTGACTTTGGCATATTTTTACCAGCCAAAAACATATATTCAAATGGCAAATCGATTCTTTGAAGTCTAACTTCTTTTTCTTGAACTTTAAATAATTCTTCAAATTTCGATATTTCCACTACATTAGTGAGGTTCAACCACTTCTGTTTATGAAAACTATCGCCAACTCTTTTAACTAAAGAATAAATATTTCTACTTCTAGTATCACACACCCAGCATTTATATGAGTTTTTAGATATGTTAATAGACATCTTTCTTTTGTGGTGTTTGCAGAAAGGACAAAAGAAGAGGCATTCATCTTTTGACTGTATACAATCTCCTAATATGTCCTCAAGAATCTGAAGCTTTTCAAAGTGCATGTGACAATAATACTAAATTGATTTTAAAAAAGCAACATGTTTTTACATTACTTATTAAACAAACCATACCCTGCTCTTGCAACCACGGCTGAATCTGCACGATCATAGGTTCCCTTTACACAGTTTCCTTGGCGTGTATATTCAACTAAAAAATTCGTTTCCCTTGCAACAACGTTGTCCAAAACAATTTCTTTTGTGTTCGATCCACGTGGGACTTTTATTCCATATGCTTTTCTAGCGGTTGCAACATGTATATAATGAGGTTCTTTATTAAACAATTCTCTAACCATCCAACACGTCGCTCCATTAAATCTCTGGATTTTAGAAATAACTTGCGCGGAAGATCTTCCACGAGCGAACATTCCCATTGGCTCCTCGACGTAAATTGCCGCTATTTTAAAATTGGATTTAACGTTCTTTACGTTTTGTTTAATCAAATCCAGCTTTTCATAGAAGGTTAACCCTTTTTTATCTGTTCTCCAAGCCTCACAATAAACTAGAGAGCCATGTTTATCTATTATTGAAGCTCCAGTAATTGAAGTTGAAATATCTAATCCTAATATCATGTAATTATTATATCAAAAATCCAATTTTAATTTAAAGGTGTAATCGTTTGTTTGTTTTTTACGCACAGGGTTTGCAAATTTTGCAACAGCTATTAGATTCTTATCTTCATCATATATGCCAATTTTACTTATAAAAGTCTGCTTTTCAAAAGAAGCAGTTTGATTACAATATGCGCCGCTAACAACGTTTTGTATTTCTAATTTATCATATTCTTTATATATCACAGAACCAGTTTCTGGTGTGATATATGTGGATTTTTTAAGATAAGTGGGGTTGTTAGAGTGATTAATTTTTCCCCTATCTGCATGTGCCATCATTGTAATTGTTGGAATATAATTTGTGCCCTTAAACGTCATGTAATAGCTTGAACTTACTGTTTCATTCGCACTGGCTACTAAAGATTGTCCAAAAATTGTCCAATCTGGATTGATGGCACCGGCACCAAGATAATTTTCTGTGTGGCTTGATATATCCCAACTTCCTGTTAAAACAACGCACCCCTCATTGTATAGCACCACTCCAGCAACCTTACCTGTGTTGGCAGGATAATCAGAGCTTGATACCTCTATCAACTCTCCATTTCGATCCCTATCATGAAGCTCTGCGGCTAGTGTCCCAGACACATAAAATCTTAAATAAACGCTTCCTTTCTTTATTGAAGAACCATAAAAGATTGAAGGAACACTAACCAGTCCCAGAGCTTGATCAAACTTGTCTCCCAATGAAGAATCAAAAGCATAATGATTTGAAAGTGGCTTATAAAAATCTAATGTGTTTTGAAGTGCCTCAATGTGTGAATAATCCAATAAAGCAGCTGCACCTTCAGCCCAACGCTCTTTTGAGATTGTGGCAGATAGAGGGTATTCTCCTGTAATTATGTCGCCATAATTAAAACCAGTGTTAAAGCTGCTCAAAGAAACAGTTTTAAAAGCCCCCATGCCGCCATCTTTCGTTATAAAAGGATATATTAAAGAGTCACTTGGGCGATCAACATTTAATTCATATAGACTTATGCTGCCAGTAGGAACATGTGTTACTGGGGTTGTCCCATTTAAAGAACCAGATAAGGGCTTAATATTGTTATAATAAGTTTTGCCCCTATATATCCAAAATTGACATTCAGGAAATGCCTTTATTCTGTTATAAAATAAATCATTTTCTTTAAACTTGTAGTAGGGCATTGTAAGATAAGTAGTTATCTATTAATAATCCAACCTCACACGTAATGTTAATTCATTAGTGGGATCTTTTTTCAAAGGCTCGCTTAATTTAGCCACCGCTAGAAGTGCGTTATCTGCGGAATAAAGCCCTACAGTAGTTATATAAGTCACTGGAGTATCTTGCGGCACCTCTTTACAGCGTATTTGACTTGCACTTAAATACGTTGGGTTGGAGCTATAATTAAAATCATTATGGTTAACGCGGCAGAAATAAATCGTTGAATTTAATTCTGTTGTATTATTGAACTGAATATTTTTCAACCTATGTCTAACGCCACCACCAAACACTTGAATTGTAGAACCAGTTAAACAGCCTACAACACCATCTTCACGATCATCTGCCTCACCACCGACTCGCGTATCAGTAAAATCACCAAAATTACACCAATGTTTAGTTGTACCTTCTATGTGCCCTGTTGTAGGTTCGTTTGAAAAAATAGAAGCAGTCAGTACTGCCACACCAGCTTGATAAAAAAGCAGCCCAACACCAGATTCTGTATTGGGAGTTGCAGAACTAGTATACAATAGACCATATTCACCAGCTGGTGAATTAACCTTATAAGAGTTAACAGCGCCATAATCACTAATTGTTAATGCGCTGCCAGAATATAGACTCTGATCTGGATCTAATTTATTATAATTGTCTGTGTTTTCACCAGCGTTACCACCAGAACCAGTATACAACACTATCTCAAACGAACCTTTCTTAATCTCATCCTTAACAAGCAATCTTGCAAAATTCATAAAGAACGCTTCAGATATTTTTGTGCCGCCACCAGCAATATTACCATCTCTATCAAACTTTTGAATGTTGCCATCTTGATCGTGTCCCATCAAAACTTGTGCCATTTGATTATAGATGTTGATTTTTTTAGCTTGTTGTGTTGTTTCGCTGGTACCAGACAGTGAAGAGTCAGAACTATAGCCGCATGTAATATCAAAAATATGATTTGCCGATGAACTCAAGTAAGGATAATCATAGACAGACTGAAACATTCCATGAGAATAGTTTTTGATATTATATTCATCACCAGTGCCTTCAGAGTTGTAAGTTCCTGAAACGATTGTTCCTGTGATTGGAATTGCTTCATGTAACAAAGTCCTCGCATTGGTAACGTCGCCGTTTAGAAATGTTTTAAATGTGGTTGCCATAGTACTTTCCTTTTACTTTTAAATCTCTTTGATAAATCTCACTGGTATATCAATTCTATATCCAGTGGTAGCTCCGGATACCCTTACAGTTGTATCAATAAAATATATTGAAACAGAAGAACCATCTTTTGCTGTTACGGTGCCGGTACTACCAAGAGTTTCGAAAAGATAATCACTCTTTTGTAAATTTAATGAAGCTCTAAATTTAAACGCAACAGAAGAACCTCGTGGACCAAGAATAACTTGAGTG